CAAATTTACCAAAACGGTAAAAAAGTTGAGTCAGTAACTTATGAAGATGAAGATGAGGATGGAGAACATGAATCGGATAATGAATCAAGGATTGAAGAAATTGAAAATAGGGCGGAAGAAATAGATTCTGAAATTCAAGAAATTAAAGACGATCCTGATGGAGATTTAAGTGATGATGATATTGAACGAGTTATGGAAGAAAAAAGAGATGAGATAGAGTCTGACCCAATATCTTGGTTAGATGAATATGGTATGGACTATGATAATTTTGTTAATACAAGAAGTTTACTACGTGACTTAATTGATGAATCTGACTATAGCGTAATAAGTCATTATGATGGGGATTACCAAGAAGTTAATATAAATTCAAATACCTATATTGTATTTAGAACTGACTAATACCTTTACAGAATGAAATAATATTATTATCTTTATGTGTAATGGAAAAAAAGAAAAAAATAGAATTTTTAATGAACACTGAATGGATGTTTGAAAAACCCATTGATCAAGAACACAAAGAGTATAAATTATTATCTTACTTTCAAAAAATGGGGGAAAAATTAGATAATATGGAACTCTATCCTGGATTCATTGAGTTGTCATTACATGTGGCAAATCTTCAAAATTTAATCAGAGATAAAAAAATAATGTATACTAATAAAAAATTTACAACAATAGATGATGAATTATTAGTAAAAGATTTAAAAATAAAAGACATCCCAATATTAAACAATGAGGAAAAAGAAGAATTTAATAAAATATTAACATATAGTGCTCCAAGAATGTTAGAATATTTTAACATTGCTAAATCTGTTTGGGAAATAGTGTTTGATAGTGTAATTTTAAGAATAAAAAAAAACAAAAATGAGGTTTTACAAAAAAAAGGATATTTTTATTATTTAGACTCAAAAGATAATTTGTTTTATGTTTGGGAATTTAATGTTAAACAAGTAAATAAAAAATCACCTGAAAGTAAAACATTAGTAAATTTAATTTATTCTGAAAAAAAAAATAATTTGACAATTACAAAAATTATAAATACATTTAGTCAATGGAATCAAGATAATATATCAAAATTACCTTTGTATGAAATGTTATGTGAAGCGAATTTCCCAATAAATGAAACGCTTCTTCCATTGTTTAAAAGAAAATTGATTACCTACATTAATCAAACTCAAATGATTGAAAATTATAAAAAAAACAAAGAAGAATTAAATTTTTAAAATTGTATATGAAAGTTAAATTAGAATATGTGTGGATCGACGGATATACACCTGAACCAAACCTTAGGAGTAAGATTAAAATTGTGGACTATGAACAAATTAAAAATTGTTTAGTTCTAAATAATTTCCCTGAATGGAACTTTGATGGGTCATCAACACTACAAGCGGAAGGTAATAGTTCTGATTGTATTTTAATACCTGTTAGACATTATTTTTACGATCATACAAACACAATTTACGTGTTGTGTGAAGTAATGAATTCTGATGGTACACCACACGAAACTAATACAAGATCAAAACTAATTGGAGATCAAGAAGATTTGTGGTTTGGGTTTGAACAAGAATATTTTATCTATGATAGAAAAAACAAATGTATTTTAGGTCACGATGAAAACAACTTGGAACCACAAGGTAAATATTATTGTGGTGTCGGTGAATATGTTGCAGGAAGAGATTTTGTTGAAGAACATATGGATATGTGTTTAAAATACGGAATTGATATTACAGGGATCAACGCTGAGGTTGCATTAGGTCAATGGGAATACCAAGTATTTTCAAAAGGTAAATTAAAGGCGGGTGATGATTTGTGGATGACTAGGTACTTTTTATATAAAATCTCTGAAAAATATAATTATGGGATTGATCTACATCCAAAACCAATTCAAAAAGGGGAATGGAACGGGTCAGGACTTCATACAAATTTCTCAACAGATAAAATGAGAAATGATGGTAACGAAAAATATTTTATATCATTGTTTAATGCGTTTGAGGTAAGACATGAAGCCCATATTAAAGCTTACGGGTCAGATAACAATCTTCGTTTAACTGGTAAATTTGAAACACAATCAATTGATAAATTTAGTTGGGGGGTTTCAGATCGTGGAGCATCAATTAGAGTTCCAAGAGATACTGCAAAAAATTGGAAAGGTTATGTTGAGGATAGAAGACCTGGATCAAATGCTGACCCATACAAAATTATTAAAGAAATTGACATATCTTTAAATACTACCGATCAAATCTACGATGTTAAAATAATGATGAGTAAGGATTTTGATATGGAAAGTCTTAATAAGAAATACGGAACAATTTCAAATGATGAATTATTAAAAGAATATAGAGAAGAATAATGGAAAAAGAATGTGTATGTGGTGGTTCAGGACTTTGTCAGTGTCCACCGATAAAAATAGAACAAGTAAATCATCCTCAACATTATGGGGGAAAAAATAACGAATACGAAGCAATAAAAGTTATTGATGCTTGGGATTTGGGGTTTAGTTTAGGAAATGCAATAAAATATATTAGCCGTGCAGGAAAAAAAAGAAAAGATACAGAACTTGAAGACCTCAGAAAAGCCCTATGGTACATCCAACACCACATTGAAAACATCGAAAAATAAAACAGGATTTAGTAAAGAAATTTCAGTTTTAGACGCAATCACAACACCAAGTGAATTACTACGGGAAACTTTCATAAATTTTATGTGGGGGTTTTTAGGTAATTCTATTGTTGTGTTTGTTGCAAAAGAATTGGACTTTTTAGTTTTAATAAATTATGTTCTGTATTACGTTTTAATTTCGTATATTGTCAACAGAAAAAAATATGACACAATTTTAGGTAAGTTTATAGTTCTTCCTGGTTCAGCCGCTGCGGGAGCATTTGCAGGATATAAATTAGCACAAATAATTACAGAAATAGTTTAATAAAAATTTGACAATAAAAAAAATTATAGTTAGGTTTATTAAAATTGTTTAATTAATTAAAAAAAAAGTATGAAGAATTTAGAAGACATTACTGGTAAAATTATTAATGGTAGTTGTATTGATGTAATGAAAACATTTCCTGAAGGTTGTGTGGATTTAATTGTAACATCCCCACCCTATGGTGTTGGAATCGATTATGATGTACATGACGATGATGTTGCGTTTGAGGAGTATATTGAGTTCGCCAAAGATTGGTTAACAGAGGCTTACAAAGTTTTAAAGGATGACGGTCGAATTGCCTTGAACATTCCTTATGAGATCAATAGACAAACTAAGGGAGGTAGAATTTTATTTCTTTCAGAAATGTGGCAAATTATGAAAGAAATTGGTTATGGTTTCTTTGGTGTTGTGGATCTTGAAGAAGACTCTCCACATAGAAGTAAAACAACCGCTTGGGGTTCTTGGATGAGTCCTTCTAGTCCATACATTTATAACCCAAAAGAGTGTGTAATTTTAGCGTATAAAAAACAACACATTAAAAAAGTAAAAGGTCAACCTGAATGGACAGGTGTTCCAACTGATGTTGAACAAGAAGACGGGACCACCAAAAAGAAAACTGTTTATGAAGAAAATGATAAGAAAGAGTTTATGGAACTTGTGTTTGGTCAGTGGAATTATTTTGCAGATACTAAGTCAATGACTAAGGCAACATTCTCAATGGACATCCCAACAAAGGCAATTAAAATTTTATCGTATAAGAATGATATTGTTTTAGATCCATTTGCTGGTAGCGGAACTAGTTTGGTTGCTGCTGAAATATTGGGAAGACGTTGGGTTGGAATTGAGTTATCTCCAAATTACGCAAAAATTGCGAAAGATAGAGTTGAACCTTTTAGAATTCAAAAATCACTCTTTAATCAAAATTGAATCACCCTCGGTGATATCGTATTTAATACAGTCACCACCATTGATCTCTAAGATCATATCACCAACACCATCATATCGGGGACATTTCGAATCGTCTTGTTCCCGACAAGGTGGACAATCCGAGTAAATTTTTATTATTGATTCATCTGATATAAAAATAATATCTAAAGGAGTAATACAATCCTTCATCCAAAATGAATGAGTACCTTCACTCATTACAAATAACATACCGTTAAATTCGTTATCAAATTTTTTACCTTTCATTCCGTCTTGAATGTCTTTATCGGTAATTGCAGATTTGACATTAAAAAGATTATTGTTTATTATTACTTCCATATATATATAAATATGTAAGGTATGAAAAAAAACAAAAGATTTTCCGGAATATTAGTTAAATGTAATGACAAGGTATTGTTGTGTAAAAGAAGTAGTGACAACACAATGCCAAATCAATGGTCAATCCCTGGTGGGGGAATAGAAGATGGTGAAACACCTGAAGAGGCTGCTCGTAGAGAGTTTTTTGAGGAAACAAATATTAAGATCAACGATAAATTAAATTTGGTTGGGTTTGTTGATAGATTTAACAAAGATGGTACCTTCCTAAAAGGTTTTATGTATGTCTATGGTCTTGAGGTTGAAGATAAAATATATCCAGATCTGGATAACGCAAAAGATGGTGGAGAACATAGTGAGTGTGGGTATTATAGTATTGATGAATTACCAATTACAAACAAAACAGATGAATTTTATAAAATAATTGTTAAAAATTTACAATAAAGTTAACTTTTAATAAATTATAGCATATTTATATCGTACATAATAACAACCAAAATCCTCTTTCTTAGTTATTTAGTGGTTAATCAAAAAGACAATCCCATAATTTTTTTTAAAAAGTTATGGGATTTTTTATTTTTTGTTTGGTAGTTTAAAAAAAAGTATTACCTTTGTTGTATAATTAAAAATAAAAACAAAAAAAATTATGATAACTACAACCACTAACAACAACAACACAATCATCAACGTAACAGAAGGAGTAATGGCAGGGGACGTATTTTACGGAACTTTCAAGACTCAAATTAAAGACAAAGTAATCCGTGTAATGGTATCTAACCATTTGAAAGATATGGACAAACAATACGAATTCCGTATCGCAGGGAAATGTCAAGCGGGATTTATATCTATTCACGACATCAAGGGAACACCTACAAGTATTATCTGTGGGTATAAGAAAAACTCATTAATTAATATCCAAGTTAAAAATGAGTTTGGTAATTGGATGAACGTTTATACTACTAAAAGTGGTAAATGGTATTCAATAGACAAAGGATTCTTAGATGTGTTGACTGTGGGTACAATGAGACAATCATTTCCTGATATGTGTGATATGAATATTTGGACTATAATGGAAGCAAAAACTTGGGCAGATAAATCGTTTACTAAAAACAAATAAAAAATACATTATGAAAAAATTTGAAGATTTAAAATTTGAAAAAATTGAAGACGCTCCGTACCAAATTGGTGTGAAGTGTCGAATGGTGTTTGAAAATGGATACGGTGTATCTGTTGTTTCTCACACACATTCATATGGTGGATCAAAAGGTTTGTTTGAAATTGCCGTTTTAGGTAAAGATGGTGACTTAACTTATGATACTCCTGTAACAAATGATGTTATTGGGTACTTGAGTCCTGATGAGGTTACTGACATTATGGAACAAGTACAATCTTTATAATAAATTTATTAATATTAATTCAAACGTCTAAAATTTAAAAAATGGGAACTTACATTCACACATTTAAAAAAAAATTCAACAAAAAAGTTATTCTTGATGGACAAGAAGTTATTGTTGGACAGGCAACATTTTTATGTCGACAAGATTGGTTGGGTAATTACTCACCATCTGAGCATAGAGAAATGACAAGAGCATATGCTTTGTCTAAAGATGACCAACCTGATTACATTATTTTTGAAGATGAATCAGTATATAAAAATAATAAAAAAGGAGTTTGGTCGGACGGAAGTGGTTTTTGGGGTGGTATTGATCATAAAAATGATTTTGTTGGCACACTAAAAAAAGTTGGTAAAAAATTTGTTATTATAAAATAATGTATTACCTTTATAAAAAATTATAGATTATGTTAAAACAAACAATTACAGGATACACACTAAAAGTTATTAATGAAAGTATGGGTGTGTTAATTGATGAGACATTTATGGATCAGATTCAATTTAAATTATTTTTAAAAATGATCCATGGGTCAATTGAATTGGGAAATAATTTGAGTTTTTACAATGGAGATGCATTCTTAGTACATATACCAAATAAAATTTTAATTAATTCCGTAATTATTAGTAATGTGGAAGATATTTCTATAAGTGATCAAGTTAAAAGTAAAATTGAATCATTAGTAACAAAATAAGATATGAAAAAAATAATTTTTTTAACATTAGTATTAGTTGGGTTATTATCTTGTGAGAAACAAGTTATTGAACCTGGTGAATATCAACCATATGTAACCCCAAATCCAACACCACAAGATAGTGTATACTCTTTGGTTGGACAAACTTGGGTTATTAAACAATATAGAATTGGTGAGATGGGTTTACCAATGGATATGATGCCGGTTGACACGATTAAATTTATTACGAATAATAAATACACATATAACTCAATGAGTCCCCAAAATTATGGGTTTTATTCTGTGGGGACTGTTTATTCCTTAACATTGAATTATACAATATTTGGTTACTTAACTGGTAATGTGAATAAAGTTAATTTAGAAATGGGAGTTATAATTGGGGGTAAGTTTACGGATATTTCAATAGGTGTGGTTAATCCCCCAAACTACTACCTTTGGATGGAAAAAATATAAACATGGGAACAAATTATTATAGATCTCCAACTTTAAATGAATTGGAGACAAGGAAAAATCGTCTTATGTCTAGAATTAGACAAATGGAATTAAATGTGGAATCAGTTAATAACAATTTTAGAATAGATGGTACTGATCAATTTCGAAATTTGTCACCTTGGGATGAGTTTACTGATAATGTAAAAGTTCATTTGGGTAAACGTAGTATGGGGTGGAAGTTTCTTTGGAATTTCAATGAAGATAAGTTCTTTAAAGATAAAGAATCATTACTTGAATTTATTAAATCAGGTCGTATCTTAGATGAATATGGGGATGAATTGAGCCAGGATGAATTTATTGAAATGTCTTTTTCGTGGGGACAGGAAGATGGTTTTGATTCGGAATCATATTATTTGGAATATCCTGAAAGTAGAAATTCTTGGAGTAAACCTGAACGTTATGTGGATGGGTTAAGAATATCTGATTCAATAGACTTTTGTTAATTTTCCTTGTTTAGTAAAACAAGTTGGTGGAGTCGGACAATTCGTTGTCGACCTTTAAAGGGGAAGATTAGTCTTCCCTTTTTTTGTTTAAATTAATTAGGTATTGTTTTACTTTT